TTTCTTACGGACCTGACGCAGTTCGTCCTGCACCCCGACATCAATTACATAAGTCTTGGGGGGTACGAGAAAGCCTTCACGGATTAATGTAGAGATTTCGATCTGATGACTACAGTTCGTAAAAACGTCCCGTAAGCCCTTCTTGTCACCTCTGTTGGGTGTGGCTGTAAAGCCAACGATTTGCACCCCCTCATTGGCCTTCTTAGCGGCCTTAATGATACGTTGATATGTATCCGCAATGGTATGATGCGCTTCATCAACCACGATTAGATCAACCTTGGGCATGTTCTCCAAGTTCTTTTCGCGGGATAAAGTTTGCACCATTGCGAACACGGCATCACCAGACCAATCCTTTTGAGCAGCGTTCACTTCACTGATATTCAAAGACGGATTAACACGGTGAAATTTGTTGGAATTTTGTGAAACCAATTCGTCACGATGCTGCAAGACAAGCACATTTTGTGAACTCTTATGGCGTTTGCCAACCAGAGCGGAGAGCATGATTGTCTTTCCGGCTCCAGTTGGCGCAACGACTAAAGTGTTACCGTGCTTATCAAGTGCATCAGAAGCGTCATTGATTGCAATCTTCTGATACTCTCGCAGGATCATTGTCTAGCCCAACGTGTACCTGTGAGAGCGTGACGCTTTCTCATAGTTTTTGTAGACCTTGTATCCGGCCTTCTTGATAAGAGTTATCTCTTGATAAATAGAACCCTTGCTTTTTCCAGTGGCTTCTGCGGCCTCTGAAACTGTAACGCCCTTCTTGCGTGACATAAGACGGAGTGTCTTGGCACAAAACGCAGGTACTTCTTTGTCAAGTTTAGTGGGGGACTTTACGGCCCCGGCGTCCCCCGTACCGGGTTTAGCGACCTGCGAAGGTTTGCCGCTAAGAGGTTTAAATGGCTCGCTCTGTTCACACTTGCCACTAATAAACTGCCACAATGATGTTAACGCGCCCATGATGGTGCTACCCCCTGTTGTGGTGTTGCGGGAGCAGCGGGTGCTTGCATTGGCTGTGCTGGCGGTGTCAGCGTAGCAGAGCCAGTAACAACGTTGCCACTAGAGATATACTTCTGAGAGTCGGGGGTCAAGACAGTCTTCATCTTGTTCTTGGCTGGGTAGCCATTGTTCCCCGGCTCCACACCAATCGTAAAGCAAATCTCCATGTTGTTAATCATGTTGATGCCTTGGATAGATGCGCGTTTAGCCCTAGCGTCCTCGCTTTCATCTTTGGGCGAGATGCCGAATCCACTATCGACCATCTGCTTAATGGTGTTCAGGCCAATCTTCTTGGCTTTCGACATGCCGTTGTCATCACGGGCATCACCATCAACGAAGATGTTTTGCCACACCTTACGCTTATCGAATGGGCCGCCAACGATGGTCAACTCAATGGGCAACCATTTTGCGCTAGTGGTTTTGGATTGTTTGAAGAATTTGCCTGCACCATACTCCGGCATTTCAATGTCGCCACCTTGTAGTGACACGATTGCGCGAACAATAGTTCCATCAGGCATTAGTTCAAAGTCACCGCCGCCGGAGTTTTCCATTGGTGGTACGTTATTTAAATCAAGCATTCTAGGAGTCCTCTTCTGTATTGTTAACCATTTGTGGGTTTACAAACTGCATAGCTTCTGGTCTTGGGCCAGACATCTTATCAAACAGCTTGCCAAGATGCGGCTCTTCAATTTCTTCAAGCCTGCCGCTTCTGTCTTTGGCAGGGTATCCCCACCTATTTAAAGTTGTACACACGAAAGCCCTAAACATAGTTCCATCGTCTGCTGGGATTGTCGTCATAGTAATTAACTCATCGACAATACCGGGCAACTCACGCCCTGTCTTTGCACCCTCAATCTGCAAGTCGTAACTAAGGCGTCCATATTCATCAGTCTTCTCATCAAGAATCCCGACAAAGATCACGTTCTTTTCACGAATATGCTGAAGGTGTGTTAGCCAAGCCATCATCTCACGGCCCTGCGCCCCATACACTGCACGAGTGTCTAGCTTGCCTGTGCGCTCTGATCTAGCCTCTGGCTGATTTTGATTGTGCGTGAAGCATAAACGTCCAGCCACCGTGATACTATCAATGAAGATCGTATCGTATTTCGATAACACAGCGTTTGGATCACCATACGTCTGACACACATACTCATAGTGTGACATGCTGTACGGAGAGTCCTCACTCAACGCAGGGTTTCCCCCGCCAAGGAAGCATGCAAAGTCTCTACACTCTTGCCAAGTGCGTGGTCTAATGACATCGACTTCACATCCTTCAATGGCGGCATCACCAGCCTCTAAGTCCATGAACAATGTTTTGCTCATGTCTAGTGTACGCACCAGTGATGTTTTTCCCACACCAGACTGACCCGCGATCACAATCTTGTGACCGCGCTTTTCTGCCAGCCTCTCTTCTGCGGAAATGATTTTTAACATTAATTGCCCTCCACTTTTTTGATATCAACAGTAACGCCTTGCAGAGATACAGTGCGAGCCTCTGATAAGGACGCCTTGATTTCTGGTGGAGCGTTCTGAAACTTGGCCTCTGCAACACTGTATTTAACAGTAGCAAAATGCCGTGCCGTATCTGGGTCCATGCCATTAAGAGCATTTACCAGTTCGTCTTGATCCCACTCAACACGCTTGCGGTAATCAAGAGTGACCTTGTAATCGCCACTGGTCATACTGGTCTGACCGAAGTCCTTGCCCTGTTGAGCAAGCTGCATACGGGCAGTGTCATCAAACATATCTTTGAGGGAGTTGGTCAAGATCTTCAATTCGCCTTGAAGGTCTTGGATTTTAGATTTGATCTCTTCACGCTTGTTGTAAAGCGCAGACAGATCATTTGGCATATTCATAGCGTTCATTGGACTATCCTTTCGCAGTTCGCTAAAACCATGAGAGGAAAGTAAGGCCTTGATAGTCTTATGTCAACGGTATTTTTAAAAAATTGTTTTTATTTTTTTTAGAAAGATAAATATCAACATCAAAAACCGCCTTCATCAGTTTCTTCTTTAATTTAAATTCAGGCGTTTCCACGCCTTTGGCGTCTTCAACTATTTGTGTTTCGTTTCCGTAGTCATCTACTTGACTATATCTAAAATCTGCAACGTACTTACATATCTTCATATCGTTCACTAAGATGTCATAAGGTATCTGGCGCTCCAGATTTACAATGTACCCAGCGCGTTCCATCGCTGTTAATTCGCCCCATCTTTCTGCTTCCCATTTGGAGTCAAAAGTAATGCCCATGAATGTAGTTTTTCGTGCGCCGTACTTGCTCTTGCGTTTGTGGGTGTACATGATAATATGCCTTTAACAATGGGTTGTCATGGGAAATTATAATGACTGACACAAAAAGATACAAGTCCGTTGCGGTGGATTTACCAACATATCACAAGCTGTGCAAGCTGGCTGAAGATGAGCATAGGAATGTGCGCCAGCAAATTGGCAAGCTAACGGCTGACGCATTTGATAGCAAGTATTCCGATAAGGGGATTGGCTCTGCGGTCAAGCTGAAGGATGCTGTGTAAGTACATTCTGGTGCTAGTAACTTTGGTTAGCCCCACAGAACACTATGTAACGCCGCTCACAGACGCTGATAGCGTGGAAGATTGCTATCAGAAATCCATTCTTGTAGATCAAGATATTGAACGGGATAGCAATCAGGAGATGCTGTGCATCAGAACGGCTTGTGAGTATAGGCTTTAGGACAGCGCTCTAATACGTTTTACCAAACGCTTGGCGCGGTTCGGCACCTGATCGTGCCAACGGCTGTCTACCATTTCATCCGCCGCCTTGTTCCAGTCACGAGCGTCTACGCCAGCTTTCATGCCTTTAAACTTAGACAGGCGTGGTCTACCCATATTAAACATCATATTGGCAATGACTAGCTGTGCCTCTTCTGGTAGATCATCAAAGTCGTCATATAGAACCTTGCAGTCCTCTATGGTCACAGCAATGTCCAAGTTAAAGCGCTGACGCACACGCTCTTCATCTACAGGTGTGCCAACAGGCTGTCCACACTCAGGGTCACCGTCTTTAATCAACGCTCCAATTCCGAACGTGGGTAGACCAAGATGATCCAAATAAATTTCAAACTTACAGCCTTCGTCCTCTGCAAGCTCTTCACGCAATTGATCTATGTTCATTATGGTCCTGTTCCCAACAGTGTAGCAGTTGCAGGGTTAATCCCTAGCGTCTGTGCCACGGCAGGATTTTGCGCTGCCTGTTGTCTAATGCTTGATGTGTTGCCAGCGGCAGCTATGTTAGGGTTAAGCGGTTGCGTAGGGTCAACTTGACCAATGCCAGACGCTGGAGCTGGTGTTAATGAAGGTGAATTTTCAATTAAATTAGATATTTGTCTTTCAGCTTCTCTAGTTCCCTCTTCAGCAACCTGACCCGGAGTTTGTACAAGGGCAGCAGCCAAGACTTTCCCAAAAGTGGCTGCTTTTTCTTTAGTAGACAATCCTTTAGAAAGTCTTTCATAATCTTTCAAAACTCTTCTGTAAGTAAATCTTGAGCTTAAAAGATTTCCTATCACACCAAATCGAAGAATTGCACCAATATTTTGCAAAGGAGATGCGGCAATGTTAGCCGCAACAAGATCACCACCGTTTACACCTCTAGTGTTAAAGGTGAGAACTTTTGCAAACTTAGCCATATCATCGCCCATTTCTTTGCCAAACACAGCTTGAAGCTTCCCTCCTTCAGCCGCTTTTGACAAAGTGTTGGCAAACTTTTTTAGAGAATCACCTTTGATCATTACGTCTGACCCAAAGTCATCCAAAATATTTTGCATATATATTGATTTGATTTGTTCTCTTTGAGTGTCATCCAATACATTCATAATAGACGATATTTCACTAGCACTCGCTTTTGGCGCTGTGACAAAACCAACAACCTCATCTACACTGTCATCAAATTGACCAGAAGCAATCCGTTTAAATATTGAATTTCTTTTAGCTGTAAAAGCATCGCTCTGTGCTTTTGCTAGGTTACGCATAGTATCAACAAGAGCATCAGGAGCCTGATTGCCCACCAAAGCTGCCAGTGAACGCTCTACATCAACTGCTTGCTTTGTTCCTGCCATAGTTGTTTGTCTAATTTGATTAGAAAGATTTTTTATCTTACCATAATCATCGCCAAATAATACTTTGCCCGTTTCTCCTAAATCATCAATCGCATTGGAAAATGCAGATCCTTTAAATGTAAGTGGGTCATCTGCTTTAGTCCCAGCCGCCGATATAGCATCACGCAAATATTCAGATGCAAGCTTTCTTCTAAATTGATTGGCTGCATCTCCACCCATATTTTTTCGCACAACATCTATTGATTTGCGTAAAGATTCTGGTTGGCCCTTTTTTATGATTTGTTTCATGAAATCAACGTTAGGGGGTATCTCTCCTTTTCTTGCAAATGTTTGAAGATCTTTGATACCTGTAGCTGCCTGCATTTTTTCAATAGCGGTTTGACCTTGACGGAAAAATGCTTTCGCGCCGGGAAGTTCGTCTGCGGCTTTCCTAAGAATTGAAAGATTATCTTCAGTTAAATCCATGCCAGCGGCCCTAGATACTGTCACGGCGTCTTCTATAGCTGTAGGGCTTAACAAATCATCAACTAAGTTCACGGCATCATCTAAAAGTTTTCCGCCACCAGTTCCAGCAAAAGAAAATTTAGCGTCAAAAAGTTCTCTTCTTAAAGCGTATATTTGTGCAAAAGATGATTTTTCACCTAAAGCACCAATACCATTAATGATAGCTTGAGCCGCCGCTGCCTCAGATTGAGATTTTGGTGACAGACCGCCAGCAGCTATTGCCGCCTTAAATCTTTCTTGTAAAAGTTTTGCTTTTTCTTTTATGGCAGAACCTTTTCCAGTTTTAATAATTTTAGATGAGCCAATTACAGAATTTATTGCTTCATCTATGCTTGAAAATTTCGTTGCCGATATTTCATCAAAATTCTTTAATGATTGAGCTATTGTTGAAAAAACGTTTTGATTAATCTGCTCATCTTTTACAGCGGCAGCGCCCATATCAACCGCTAATTGATCAAAAGTTGAGATGACGGACTCTTTAGCTTCCATTTCAGCTTGTTTTAAGGCTGCATTTTTTGAAGCGATACTGGCTACCAAAGATTGCCCAGCTTCCCTTTCAGTAACTGAACCAACAGGAACACCTATTTCATCTTTGTATTTGTTTATCTTGTTGATCATTGAATTATAATTTTGTTTTAATCTTTTTGACCCGCCAAAAATTGTCTCTCCTATTTTTTGCTGCCTAGCAACAAGAGGGGATCCTCCAATTGCACCAATTGACGGATCAATGCCAAAATCCTTTATTGACTGACCAGCTAGAATAATATCTTCATCAGGGAGTTGCTGACCTTTTAGCCCCCTAAAGAATGGAGCGACTATTCTAATAGCACCGCCAATAGCAAACTCTGATCCAGCGCCGATCAAAAAGTTTACTTTAGCATCATTAGCTATTTCTTGAGCGGTTTGCCGGGAAACTCCAGATAATATTTCTACACCTTCTTCTGCTAAATCACCTCCCGCTGTGCCTACGCCAGCACCAAGAACACCGCCTATGAATGTTCCTATACCGGGAAGAATAGCTGAACCCAATGCTGCACCACCTAATGTGCCAGCAACACCTCCACCTATATCACCAATGAAAGTTGTAAGATCAGATGTTATATCGCTCATAGAAAAGCCTTCTTCATCAATCAATGTTGGCTTTTCTAAATCTAATCCAAGCTTGGCTCCGCCTTGTGGAGTAATAGCTAACCTACCGCGATTATCACGAGTGTAATCACCTTCGCCAAGACCACGTTTTTGCAGGCTGGCTTCTTGTTCAGCTTCATTGTCTGCTAAAGACAACCCTGACCTTAACCCAAAATCTTGAATACCAGTTTTAGTATCGAACAATTGTTCTTGTTGTGGTGCAGCAGATTGGAGTTGATCTGTTTTAGGTCCACCACGAGATTGAATGAGTTTGGCTAACTTTAGTTCTTCCTCAATGGTAGGCCGATCACCTGCAATGTTTACAAAGAAACTTTCATTAGGGAGATTGATTTTTATTTTTCCCAAAACTCATCTCCTATTGCGTTAGGTCAAAAGTCATGACCCCATCACTATCTGTGGTAAAGTTAAAGGCGTCTTGAGGCTTGCCAAATTTACTGTAGTAAGAATTATTTATTGCGTTAGTAACAGCCCTTCTAGTTAATTCATATTCTTCTGGAGTCTGATACCTATCTTCATTGTCTAGCAATTTTAAAGTTTCATTGACTTTACTTTCCGCACTTATAAATATTTGTTTGGCTTCTTCAAGTCTATTTAACGCATCTTGCGGGGCAGTTCCAAAATTAATGCTACCCAAAAGCTTATCAATCTTTTGAATGTCAATGTTAGAAATTCCGTTTCCAGTTTCTTGAGTAAGAAACCTTTTAAATTGAGCTACTAACCTGTCTCTGATTGCATTAGCCTCTGTTATAGGCCTATCTTCTGTCTTAACCCCTAGATAGTTACCCTCTTTATCAAACTGAGGCACTTCATTAAATTTATACCCAAGTGATTCAGTAAATCCTGTAACAAGTTCTTTTAATTTTTGACCACTAATACCTGCACCGGGGCTATCTTCTTGTGCTTGAATTATTTTGGCTCGCAAACTATCAAGTCCATTCATTCCATCTCTAACGTCAGCTAATGCAGAACCAAGTCCTGTCGCTTGTTCCGCTGGGTACAGATAAACAGGTCTTCCGTTCTTTTCTTTAATTCCTAAAGTAAGCTTTAAGTTAGGCTTGTTATCTAAAGGAGTAAGATCTTTAACGTTTCCTACTTTAAAGTTATCTTCGTTTAATTCAGCCTCTGCTTTAATAACCTCAAGATTTAAGTCATAGCCGTATTTTAAAGTTTCCAATTCTTGCTCTGCTATTTTTTTCTTGTCAAAATCTTCAATCGCTTCAATTCTAGCCCTTTGTTGATCCAGAACTCTATCTCTACGACCAATTAAATACTTTCTAGCTTCATCAAGAGATTTTGTTCGTAGAGAAGTGGCCTCTTTAGTCGCATCAAGAGCATATTTACCAGCAGCAATTTGTGCCTGTCTGGCTTCTTTTCTAGCCTCTTGAATAAGTGGCAGCGCTTTTTCACCAGCCTTACCCGTTTCTGACAAAAGGTTTCCGACATTAAAGCCTTTACCAGCTTTGTTTTGCATTAAGGCTGTGCCAAAAGCAACCATCGCTGCTTTGTTATCTGGATCGCCAGAAATATCTATGCCTGTAGCTTTTGAAAATTCATCTTTATATTCTTGCATGCTTTTTGCTTCTGAAGGAGCATTATCAAGTAACATGTTGTAGCTATCTAATGACTCTTTTAAAAGGCCAGCGTACAAATCACTTTTCGTTGCACTTTGTCCTGCGCCTTGTTCTGCATCAGAAGTAGTCCCTTCACCTGTATCAGCACCTTTTTGCTCTTCGCCTAAAAATTGCAAATCATCTGTTGAGCCTAAACCTGATGACTGTTCAGTTGTAGTGCCATCTCCCTCTTCAGCGCCAACACCACTGACTGTAGCATCATCAGAAATGATGCCTTTTATTCTGCTAGTAAGTTGTTCATCGCCCGGAACAGCTTGGGTTGCAGGATCTACATCTTGATATTCGCCGAAGGGCGAGGCTCCGATCCCCGTATATCCATCTCCCACAGTGGGGTCTGAAGGGACTAAACCTGCCCTACCAAGAGCGACATCAGTATCACTGCCAACGCTTAACCCCATGTCCTGATCTTCAGCGACTTGAGATAACTCTTGTAATCTTTTAATTTCAGCATTTAGCCCAGCATCTGCTTCAGCAGACGTAGGGATCTGTTGATATGTTGGGCCACCAACAAAAGCTGGCCTGTTAGCTCTTGGGTCATCTCCTGCCAACATTGCCTTTTGCATGGCAAGCGCCCTGCTTCTACTGCCTTCATCTTGCCCTCTTTGAGAGGCCAAGGCTTTGGCTATACCTGTTAGTTCTTGATTATAAGCTCCCCTACTAGGCAATGCTAAAGAGCGTCCGATAGCACTTCCTAAAGCCGGGATTTCATTTGGCGCTGCGGTGATCAATCTTAAAGCTTCAAGCCCCGGACCTATGCCAATATTGTAAATTCCTTTACCTATTTCACCTGCGATAGTATCAGGCTGACTCGTCATTGGTTTTGGTTTCGGGTATCCTTTTTTTCCGCTAATATAAGCCCCAAGACCAGAGCCGCTTATAGCATCAGAAATTCCGGGTTGCGGATATAGCCGTCTTGCAAAATCTATATCTCTTCCGCTTCTAGGCAGATTTGACACAGGTTTATTTCCAAACATAAGGTTTAGACGGTCAAGAATTGTTTCAGCCATCTATATCTCCTAATTGGAAGACGCGCCGCCGCTAGGCGATATACCTTGCAGAGCCGTGTAAGCACCAATCCCAGCCAAGAATGGGTTTGTATCAGGCGTTGTTGCAGACTTAAATGTTGACCCAAGGCTACCGCTTGGTGTGCCTTTAAGCAACTGAGAACCAAGTTGCAATCTGGTAAACGGCTCTTGCTGTTGTTGCAACAAGTTTTGGCGCTGCGCCTCAAGGACTTGAGATTGGTAGTTACGCCCTATGTCACCAAGCTGCGTAAGCATGCCAAGATCAGCGCGACCAAGTTCTGAGCCAAGACGCCCAACATCAGCCGTTGTGCCAGCCAGAGATCCGTATGCCTGTCCAAGACCACCCATTAAACGAGCGGCGTCAGTTGTTCTACCAAGTGCCGTTCCAAACTCACTTGGAAGGCCAGCTATTTGTTGCCCTAATGTGCCAAGAAGTTGTTGTCCACCAATACCTAAACGACCCAGATCTGTGCCTAATTGACCAAGATACTGACCGCCAGCTAAAGCACGTTTTTGTTGCGATTCAAAAGCCTCTTGGGCGCGTTTAGCTGCACTTTCAAATCCAGATTGCCTTAGTTGACTAGCAATCTTGCCCTGTTGTTCCAGTACATTTCTACCTAATTCACCCTCTGCAATTCCTTGGCGAGAACCGCCAAAAGCCCCAGCACCAACAGCTTGTGCGGATAGACCTAATCTTTGTTTTTCGCCAGCCCTAGCAACATCAGCCATTGCTTGATCAATAACTTGTTGCTGAAATGGATTCATAAAGTCAGATATTTGTGTTGGTTGAAAAGCTCCTTGACCGCCCATGATAGACTGTCTGCCAACATTTACATCAGAGCCAGCTTGGCCTAATACGCCTCCAACTCCACCAATTCCACCACTAATAGCATCAGCGCCCTGCCTTTGCCTCATCAACGCCATTTGATCGGTATATCTATCTATTGATCTTCTTGGATCGGCAAGCATCCCAAGACCGCCTGTTAAAGCGGCTTGACCTGCTCCCGCTTGTCCTAAAGCAGAACTAAGAGTAGGGGCATAAGACCCGAACATTTGTGGCGCTGCCGCCAATGCTTGTCTTTGCAGAGGATCAAGACCAGCTACTTGGAATTGGGGCAAATTAAGGGCGGTATCTAAAAGACCTTTACTCGTTTGCTCATCGCCGTCAAATTCGCCAAAGGCACTTTGCAGTAATCTTTTTTCTAATCCTTCTAAGTACGGCGCTAGACGCTGGACTTGTTCTACAGTTTGTACAGCCATTACGCCATCCTCTCAAACTTATCCATCATGTTATACATGTTATTTATGCCTTTGTTCAGGCTCCCGCCGCCAGCGCCCTTTACTGCATCACGGGTCATAACAAACTCTCCATCCATCAGCAAAGCAGGAACATCATCTTTTGTTCCTGATCCTTCGCCCGGTCCTATGCCGCCATTACGGCGTGGAAAGTACATAGGATCTCCACCTTCTGCCATGTAGTTGATACCACCTATTTTACCTCCGGGTCCACCTGCACCAAACGCACGGCGCTCAAAAGAGCCAAGAGATTGTTGATCATCTTCATCACCACCAGCTAAAAGCTGCGCCAAAAGTCCAGCCGTCAAGCCTTCGCCAAGCTGTGAATTTAAAATGTTAAACAATAAACTAGGATCTTCTTTGCTTCCTGAAAGGCCCGGAAACTTAGCAAGTAGCTTGCCGCTCATTGTTGTGCCTGTAGGAGCAGCAGGAGCAATTGGGGCTGCTGGTGTTCCTTTAGGTGTAAATCCTTTCGGTCCTGCTGTTGCAGGAGCCGCTGATGCACCAGCACCTTGCATAATACCCGTTTGTTCAGCACCGGGAGCAAACTTACTCATAGCTCCGCCAGCTATGCCACCAAGTAACGCTGATCTTAAAGCGTCTTTTGGCTTTTGTCCAAGAGCCACTCCACCTATGCCAGAAGCAAGAGCCGAAGCTAAAAAAGGGTTCATCCCAGCAGGCATCATTCCCGGTGCAAAAGCCCCTATAGCTATAGGCGCTGCTTGCTTTATAAGCTTTCCTAGATCGAGTCCCATGGGTTTTCCCTCATAAACGAGTACAATTATACGGGTAAAATGTTTTTATGTCACTATTTTCACAGTTCCACTGTCATTGTACAGCGCACCTGTCTCTAAACCTGTGGCACTTGTAGGCAAATTAGTTAGTGTAATCTTAGTGCCTCGTAACTCTCCGGGGTTGCGTTCTTGTGCTATAAACAACTCAAGAGAACGAATTAAATCAGACATATACTGAACCGAATACTCTGTTGGTGCTTCCGGCAGTCTTGGTGGTGCAATCTGATTAGATGACATTAGCGCCTACCATCCTGTCGTATATCTATGCGTGGACTACCAAGTTTCCATCTCGCGCCTAGCGCAGATGACTCTATCCGTAAAGCAAAAGACCTACCACGGGACCGCAAGAACAACTGATTTGTGAACGTCTCAACGGGGGAAGCAGCCGTGCGTATTGTATCTCCTGCTGCCGTATTATCAAAACCAGCCCCCGGAAAGTTTCTGGACTTTACGGTAAAAGTAGCTTGTGGGCTACTAAGATTTGTTGATCCGTCAAAGGTAATGTCAGGAATCACACGATTTATGTATGTAAACTTGTCACCATCACCGATGTCCATAGGCGAGGATTCGATGTACGAGTTCATAGCTGACCCATCGTCATCGTACCCAAGCTCGTGGTTGTATAGATACTGATTTCCTGCCGCCAGTGGGAATGTTCTTACACCACGATCTAGCCATGCTGTACGAGCTAGATTGCCGAAGTACCACACCTTTTCAGCATAGTTATATATAACATAACGATCATTATCAGAACTACTAGCACTAGGGTAAAACCACACAACCTCTGAAAATTCAGAGTTAACTCCAGCCATAACTTTATCACTTTGACTTTGGTTGAAATCAAGAAACACTTTATCTTTTACAGAGCAGGGTAGCTGTTGTGTCTGACCAGCGTAGATGTAAAAATTATCTATACCCATCCAATAAACAACATCTTCTGTACCAACAGCAGCATTTGGTCCTGCTATTGTAATGTTGGAAGCAAGCTGTTGGATGCCAAAAGTAAATGGGGGACCGATAAACCTCATGGAACTGAGAGCAGTGTCAGTCCACACCAGTATCTCACGCTTTGTTTCAACGGCTTGCATAAATGTAGAACCAGATCCAAGCCTAATATCTCCGGCTGTATTGGTTGCCGCCGGATACCAGATTAGTGGGTTCTCCTGATCAGAAAAGCGTATAAGCAGCGGATCTTGGACCCCGTTGCCTTGATTAGCAGAACTGCTTGAGTTTAAAGCATCACAACCAAAAGCAATAACATGCCTGTCTTGATCAGAAACAAGCACCTGCTTTGCAATCTGTGGAACGCTGGTCTTTGTACCACTGAGTGTGGACAACTCAATCGCTCTTGTAGACAGGTTGTTGCTTCTGTCCCAATAGTAGATGTTGCTGTCACGGGGGTTGATGAGTAGGTCTTCACCAAAGTTATCATGCGACCACAGTCTGATCTGCGTGGTTGTAACAAGACCACTAGACGCTGCATCGCCCCAGCCGTCTCTGCCCCATGTACCTGCACCCCAACCAGTGCCACCAACCGTTGTATCAAGGCCCACGTTTATTTGATATGCACCAACGGTACTAGATCCACCATTTCCTGTGTCGGAGCTATTAGCTGTAGCAGATGCAGTAATCTTGTAACTGTTGGCGTTAACAATCTGTATGATTTGATGTTCAGTGTTTAACACAGCCGCAGTAATGTTGCCTCCAAGACTCGCCGCACCAGAAAACGTAACAAAGTCGTTCTCGACTGCACCGTGACTAGAGTCTGTCACTGTAACAATTGCACTGCCGTTTGTTGCAGCAAAGGTACAATCTCCTGCACTTGTGGTTAAACGTATAGGTGTGATGTCGTTAAAAGACTGACCTTCTTCTATGTAATATTTCAGGTGTGTGCCAATACCAAGATAGTTAGAACCATCAAGCGCAATCCAGTTGTGCAGCGCACGAGCAGAACCAAGGTATGTTGATGAAGCGTACTTTTCCCAACCACCAATCTTTTCAGGATAGCCAAACCGAAAACGGATTTTGTCACAATCCCGCCAGCCGCCTTCGTTGCTGTACGAGGTAACTTCTCTATTTACGCCGGGTCTAAATTGTAACTTTGTAAGAGGCATTTACCACACCCAAATTTCTACATACCCGGCCTGACCCGCTGTTGAGTTTGAATTACCAGCAGCACCAGCAGCACCATACGAAATAGTTAAAGTCTCTCCACCCACGCTATTACCCGTAACGTATTTGTGGACAACTTGCGCCTTTGTTGCAACGGATGGTGGTCCGTCATAGGTGAAGTTACCGCCTTGTCCTGCTGTTGATCTACCGCCTGCCGCACCCGCGCCAACTATAACATCACCACCAGTAGAACCTGAGATAACATCTCTAGTTGATATATTGCTAGTCGTGTAGTGGGCAGCACGACCACCTGTAGCAGTTATAGAAATACTCAAGGTGCTGTTTGATACTGTAGTGCTACCACCATCTGTACCATCAGCGGTTCCTAATCCACCGCCAGATGCAAACAGGGTGGTTCCACCACCACCACCGCCACTTGCGCGGATCATAATGGCTTGGGCATCACTTGGTATGCTGTAGTTTCCAGAAGTTAAAATTGTGATGACTTGAGGATAGCCAGCGATATTGTTTATTTGAGTTTGCACACTGCTTGTAACGCCATCTAAATAACCAATCTCTGTGCTTGTTACCGCACTAACGCTTACATCGCCATTTCCATCAGAAACCAAAGCTCTTGATGCGGTAAGATTTGCCATTTTACTAAATGCTATAGCCGCTCCAGAGGCCACACTCGCGTTTACCACAGCATCACTGGCCAGCTTTGCGGCTGTTACAGCATCATCAGCAATAGCAGCGGTATCTACAGCATCATTAGCTAACTCTGAAGCGCCCACTGCGTCAGCAGCTATCTGAGCAGCAGTTATCGTATTATTCGCAATGTTCCCACCAACGATTGTGTTATCTGCTATCTTATCGTAATTGACTGCATTATCTGCAATATCGGCAGTGGCAATCGTGCCGTCTGCTATTTTAGCTGTTGTAATCGCACTGTCGGCTAAATCAGCAGTAACGATTGTCCCGTCAGCTATTTTGGCAGAAGTAATAGCACTATCAGCTATATCAGCCGTAACAATTGTACCATCTGCAATCTTTGCAGAAGTGATTGCGCTGTCATTTATTTGTGAGGTATTTACAGTAAATGTTGTAACCGCCGCGCTTGAACCCGCACCATCTGCAAAAATCCAAGCCATATCTCCATTTGCGACACTCGCATTTCCGCCACTGCCTTGTGTAAATGTGGCTGTTTGACCTGACCCATTCTTAACAAGATACAGTTTGTCTTGATCATTAGGACTTATAGTAATTGTGTTGGTGCCGCTAGGCGAACCACCTAAAACAAGAACTTTAAAATGACCATCAGACAAAGAACCATCAGATGTTGTCAGCGTATGCGTTGTGCCAGATAAGGTAATCGCGCCAACGCCGTTAAGTGCGCGGTCTATGATGTCAAAGTTCGTATTAGTGGTATCGCCCCATGTACCCGACTGTTCGCCGGAGCCGGGTTTTTCTATGCCACTGTTTATTGTGTATGTACTAGCCATCTAGACCACCTCTTCTGTCCACTGGTTTACTGTACCACCAGCATTGATTTCTGTCCACGAGTCGCCCGTATGACTTATTGCCGACCAGTTAGGTGTACCACCGGGATCAATCGGCACCCACAACAAACCGCCGTCTGTTGTCATCACAAACAAGAACGTCATACTACTTACGCCTGACGCGACAAGACTAGCTGCTGTTGTTTGCGTAAAGGAGGCAACCAGTTCTGCTACAGCCGTTCTAACAGCTATCCCGTCAGTGTCTTGCGAGAACACAAACTCTATGCCAGACGAGCCAGATAAAACGATATTACCTGTGCTAGTTTGGGTAAAGTTAAAGTCCAGAGTCGATACGCCGACCTTAGTTACATTTCCGTTTGCGGACTGAACAAACAAAAAGTCAGCTTCGGAAACGGCACTGGCTATACGAATGGCTGTCGTGGTCTGCGTGAAGTTAGCGTCCATAGACGCATCAGCTTCCTTGACCCTATTGGCTGCGGTGGTCTGGGTAAAGTTAGCGTCCATTTCAGATACGCCAACACCGATATACGTCCCAGTGGTAGTCTGGGTAAAGTTAGCGTCCATCTGAATGTCGGCAACAAGTATGCCACTAGCTGCATGAAGTTTGCTAAAGGTGCCAATCATATGACAGACGCCAGAAAACACACCTATCCCGTTAGAGGTTTGAGTAAAGTTAGCGTCCATAGTCTGAACGCCTTCTCTAATAATCCCCTGCCCTGCAAACGGTAGTTCTGCAAAAGCGGCTTCGGCAAACATTAGCTTGCTGTGTAACCCTTACCAGCCGCGATTGCGTTGGTTGTGGCGGTCATATCCTCACTGCCCCAATCAGTCTTGGCCTTCATCAGTTCAAGGTGTTCTACATTTCTGTCCACACAAGACTGACGGTCAGCAGCATCTTGGTCTGCCATCTGTGACCCTGCAATTACAGCGGTAATAAGTTCAACGGAGTGACCCATAGCTGCATAGTCTTGTGCTTTTTCTGCGTCTGTTCTAGCCATTTTAATCTCCTATCTTGGCTTCTAATTCAGCTACTTTTGCTGAAAGTTCTTGTAATGCTTTTACTAGCACAGGCACCAATGCTTCGCCTTGGTACTTCAAATGTTCTGCCTGCTCATTATCAATGATGACATTGTCACTACCTTCTAACGCCAAAACTTCCTGCGCTAAAAACCCATACCGTTTTGTTCCAGTTCTAACGTCTGGGTTGTCCCTACTTTCATTGTAATAGAACGATACGGGCCGTAGCTGATTAACAAAGGAAAGACCTTTATCGCTGCCTATGTTGACAATATCTGTTTTGTCTCGCTGGTCTGACGTAGCAGCAATCGTTGTTTTACAGTATGCGTTAGTAATCCCATTGTGACCAAGAATGAGTCGATTACTATGCGTAATTACATTCAAAACTGCATCTGCGCCAGATACCTCGCCTATAGCCACGTTACCCGCACCCGTTGTGCAGTTTGCTAAAGAGCCAGTTCCTATAGCAGTGTTGTTATTGGCAGTGGTGTTCAAACTCAAAGCATAATAGCCCAACGCTACATTGTTTGCTCCAGTGGTGTTTGTGCCAAGCGCACTACGACCTACAGCGGTATTTTGTGATGCGGTTGAGTTATTATCTAACGCTAGGACACCCACCGCTACATTGTTCGACCCTGTAGTATTGTTCTCAAGGGCTTCACCACCCATAGCAGTGTTGTTAATTCCTGTTGTATTCGCAGTTAAAACATTCACACCCACACCAGTGTTATAAGCCGCTGTAGTATTCGCATCTAAAACACTGTGGCCAACAGCTACGTTCCCAGTCCCAGTGGTGTTTGCGCCAAGTGCAAGAAATCCTACAGCAGTGTTGTTTCCTGCTGTGGTGTTTGAAGTCAATGCCGCGCTTCCTACTGCCACATTCTGTTGACCAGTGGTATTTGCGTCACCTGCCGTTGAGCCAATAAATACGTTGTTAGAACCCGTAGTATTTGCGACTCCTGCCCCTTGACCCATCGCTGTGTTTGTGCTTCCAGTGGTGTTTGCATATAACGCTTGATACCCAACAGCAACATTGCTCCCGCCAGTAGTATTTGTCTCCATTGCAAGGCCACCAACTGCTGTGTTTATTTCACCAGTGGTGAGTGAGTTCAAAGCGGAGTATCCAATAGCCGTGTTGTAATCTAAGCCGCTATCAGTAACATTGTATGTTTGAAGCGCACCATAGCCTATCGCCGTGTTTCGCTGGCCCGTAGTATTTGATGCCATTGCACTAGTGCCTGCGGCTGTGTTTCTTGCGCCAGTGGTGTTTGCGTTCAAAGCAGACGTTCCGACAGCAGTGTTGTTGCTTGCGGTAGTATTGTTCCGTAACGCTCCTGCACCTACAGCGACACTGTTGCTCCCCGTAGTGTTCGCTTTCAAAGCATTTTTACCCAAAGCGGCGTGTTGTTCGCCCGTGGTGTTTGCGTTTAAAGACTCAGCACCAACGGCTGTGTTAGATGCGCCAGTGGTGTTTGCATACATAGCAACCGCACCAACGGCTGTATTGTTGGTCCCTGTAGTGTTGCTGTATAAAGCCCTATCACCAAAAGCAGTGGTGCTATCAGCAGTGGTGTTACTAAATGCAGCTTGTTGACCAACGGCTGTAATAGACCCACCAGTGGTGTTTGTCTTTACTGCCTCAGAACCAATTCCTACGTTGTTATTGCCAGTGGTGTTAGCGGTAAGGGAATTGGTTCCTACACCCACGTTGCCAGTGCCAGTAGTGTTTGCGCTAAGTGCCAGAAAACCCACGCCTGTATTGTTGCTTGCTGTGGTGTTGCTTTGCAAAACTGCGTGGCCCAAACCAACATTGTTGCCACCTGTAGTGTTTGCAGTCAGGGTATTGTAACCAAGTGCATTGTTGTAATTGCCTGTGGTATTAGCATCAAGCGCATTGCCACCTACGGCAGTGTTATCTGCACCAGTGGTGTTAAGAACGAGAGTATTTCTACCGACAGCCGTATTGTTAGATGCTGTGGTATTATTGTACAATCCTTGATAGCCTATCGCCGTGTTGTTTGCGCCAGTGGTGTTTGAAAACATTGCGCTATCACCCACAGCCGTGTTGTCGCTGGCAGTGGTGTTAGAATACAAAGCAACCGTTCCAATCGCCGTGTTGTTTGCACCTGATGAAGTGTTGTATCCCGCACTAGAACCTACTGCCACGTTGCGTGTGCCAGAAGTGTTAGTCTCTAATGATTGATTGCCTACAGCGGTGTTACTTGCGCCAGTGTTATTGGTTAGTGAGTTTGTACCGATAGCTGTGTTGTAGTTGCCAGTAGAG